TTGCGGCCACTGGGTTTGCTAAGAGTAGATGGCTCGGCTCGCTCGCGTACTTGTGGGTTGCTGTTGGCTTGTGGCTCGCTTGCTCATCTTGGTTTACTTTCTTGCGGTTGGCTCGCTAGTTTGACATGGGTTGCTTCCTGACGTTGGCGCGCTTGTGCACTGCGGGTTGCTGACTGATAATGGCGCGCTTACGGGGTTTGGGTTTCTCGCGCTAACTGGCCCGCTCGGCTTTTTTGGGTTTCTCGCGGCTTAGGGCGGTTATACCGAGACCTTGCCTTTGACGATCTCAGTTCCTGGTACAGCCACCCCGAGCTTGGCGGCACGGGCGGCCAGCTTCTTGACCAGCGCCACCATGTCGGGGTGATCCTTGAAGTGATCGAGAGCGAGGTGGTAGTCGATGATCGCCACATCGCTCACACTGCGGCGTGAAACCGGACGACCGCGGGTGCCTGCCGTGATCCTGGTTTCAGACGCCTGCGGGTGCGCAGGCACGCCCTGCTGCGCCTGCCGTTCCAGCTCGGCCTTGGCAGCGGCTTCGACCTGATCGAGGTACGGATCGATCACGATCTGCTTCAGCTTGACGCTGACATCGGCGGCGGCATCACGCACTGGATGCCATTGGGCATTCGACACCGCGATCTGTTCGCGCCACTCCTGTTGCTCCTCCTTGCGTTTGTTGTCGGCAAGCTGGCTGAGCTTGGTCAGCATGTTGGCGAGATCGGCGGCGGTGTCGGCGGTGTCCTGGGTGGCGGCGGCGCCCGCCTGGATCAGCCGTTGGGCTTCGGTGGTCAGGTCTCTGACCCGCTCCCTGATGTCCTCCAGCGAGCCTTCGGCTGGCGGCTGGTTGTGCGTAGGGTGATGAGCATGAACGAGCTTGGCCAAATCGGCGACGAGGCTGTCATACTCTTCCTTGGTGACGGCCACGCAGCCGTTCCAAACGTTGAGACTGAACGTTTTGAAAGTGTCGTCATCCTCAACGTGGATCGGCTGCGATGGAACCCCCGTGCGAAGCCGCAGCTTGCCGTCACCTGGATCGCGCCAGAGCGCAACCGGGCTTCCGCCAATCCTGTAGCGGCCCGGCTGCGGTTGGAGCGGGAACGGTTGCGTGGACTGTCCCCGCTCCTGTAGCATTTGGTAATAGAACCGATAGTCATCGCTGAGCTGTTGCACCGTTGGCATGCTGTGATCCCAAAATGTGTGGAGACAATTGGTTCATATTACCATTAGTCATACAGCAAGTCTACCTTGCCGCTACCTTGCGCGCGTCTTGTTGATGTCCTCGAAGTCGATCTCCTTCTCGACCACGGGCGTTCTGGGCTGGTAGCTCGCTATTGCCGGGGCCGGTCTGCTGGTGTTCGAGCTGGCCGAGATCGCTGTTTCAGCCCGCACTCCGGTTCCGTTCACGATCTGCTGCATGTCCTCGCAGACTTCCCGGCCGAGTGCGATCAGCGAGGCGTTGCCTTTCTGGTCAACGCGACTGATCAACTCGCGCAGGGTGATGACTGCATAGTCTGCGCCCCATTTGGCCTTGAATTGTTCCGGGGTCATTTGTCGTCCTTTCCGTTGTAAGGCACTGCCTTGAGGGTGAGGCCGCACGCGCGATAGACAGCCATGACGGTGGCGTGCTGCGGTTTTTTGGTTCCGCCATGTATCCAGTTGTGAATAGTGGAGGTTGACACACCGCTGGTTTCGCTGATGGCGGCGTAGGTCATCTTGCTGTCGTTGATCGTGGTGTGCAGGTGATCGATCACCGGGTCTTTCGACAAAAATCTATACGTCCCGTAGACATGCACCTTGTGCTTTTTTGCTTTTGCCATCACGTCACCGCTGCACCATTGGGGGTCTTGTCCACCTTGGCCTTTGCCAGCTGATACTCGCCGAAGCGATCCGATTTGATGATCCCATTGCGCTTCATGCGCCAGATCAGAGCAGGTGACGATTTCGCGGAAGCGCCGATGGCGAGCAGGGCTTTATCAACGTCCGCCTTGCGGGCAGTGCCCTGCCGCCGCAGCAGCTTGATCACTGCCTCAGAAGGTCCGCCCCTCCCAGCCTTCTGCTTCCTTGGCGGCGGATGCCCAGGCTGCCCCGGCCCGCGTTTTGGCACCGGCTTGACCGTGACAAAGGTGAAATCGGTTGCGCCGACCTCCTCGACCATCATGACGATCCGGCCCAGCACCTCTGGGTCGATGGTGAACTCAACGCGCATAGTTGTTTTCATGGTTAGTTCCTCTTTTGCTACGCCTGTTCAACAATTGCCGGTCATGCGATGGCGTGTTATATGCATACCGGTTTCCGAAGGAGTCTTAGATGCCGCGCAAGGCGCATGTTCACGCACGGTCAAAGCCGAAGCCGACCGGACGACCAGGACCGTTCATTGCCAAGGACGCGGGGATCAGGGCCGCCATCAATGCGATTGGCAGCGGCGCGGTGCTGGCCAAGGCCATAGGCATTTCGCCAGCAGCGGTCTATCGCTGGGGCAAGGTGCCGACTGATCGCATCAAGGAGATCGAGAGGCTGACCGGCGTGCCGCGTGAGAAGCTGCGGCCCGATCTGTACTAGCTGTCCTCGCTGTCGGCAGGGTCCACCATCCTCAAGAACAGCGGCCTGCTGCCGATCTTGGTCACCTCGCCCAAGATCGGATGGTTGACCTTGGTCGTCGGGAGTTGCTCGAACCCCGCCACCCGAAGTTCATTCGTGAACATCACCATACGTCTCACGTAATCCAGCCGCAGCGTGGTACCGACCGTCTCGCCATCCGCCGCATCGGTGCCGAGGATCAGGCCGCGCCCAGCCAGCGGCTGCGGATAATCCCGCCAGATGAAGAAGTGTTTCGGGTTATTCAGCAGCCCGTTGTCGTCGACGTAAATGACATCCCCCTGCTCACTGATGCTGACGGCGGTGAAACAGTCCACCGGGTGCAGTGGGTGGCTGAGTGCTTTGTAGATTTCCCGATAGTCGTTGGCGTCGTGCTCGACTTCGGTGACAGTCTGCTCGAACGGGCAGATCAGGATCGCCTTGACCAGTCGCTGTTTTTTCATCATAGCTTCGTTCTCCGTAAATACCTTTTCTATGGATCGAACTTCGCCGGGGAGGCGTGCAAGCCACCCCGGCGTCTTTCTTATGTCAGCCGGTTAGGCCGCCAAGCGGTTCTTACGCCGCTTGTTGAGGCCCCAGAGCCCAACAAGACTGGCGACGATGCCAGGGAGCCCGGCACCGAGGGCCGGGGCAGGAACCGGTGCAACGTCGATACGGAAGTGTTCGAAGTCGGTGATGGTGCCGCCAACGTCCACCAAGTCCAAGTCCCAGATTTTCTCACCGTTGATGGCCTGGAAGTCGAACCCGTTCTGGCCGTTTCCAAGAACATTGCCGAGAAAGTTGAAGTTCTTGAAGGTACCGTCCGCCTCCAGCGCCGTGACATGGAAGGCAACCGTACCAGTACCAACGATTGAGAAGACATCCCGCGTCACACCAAGCTGAGTGATGTTGGCGCTGTTGAACACCGTGATGTCGAGATCACTGGTGTTGAAGATTTTGATGTCGTTACCGCTGGCGGAGCCGGTGAAAGCCCCGTTGCCGGACAGGTCGCGGAACCGCACGACTTCGTTGTGCTGACCGTTGAGCGTGCCCAGGATCAGGTTGGAACTGGCGATGCTTGAGAACGTGACGTTGGTGCCAGTACCACCGAGACCGGTGGTATCGAGGACAATATCGGCGTGAGCCGATCCCATGGCGGTTGCCATGAAAAGGGCGCTTCCGAGAAGTAGCTTTTTCATAGTCAAGTCTCCAGTTACTAAAAGGAACGGTCAACATTGACCGCTCCGCGCAGTAACAGAAGCCGCCGGGGGGTGCGTCCCCGGCGGTAACTTTTGAATGACGGGATCAGACGGCGAGATTAGCCTGCCGCCGCTTGCGCCAACCGACGAAGCCGAAGAACCCGGCCGCGATCAGGCCGGGCAGACCGGCCCCGGCAATCGGCATCGGCACCGGTGCGGTACGGGCGATGTCGATACCACCATTGAACTGACCAATTCCAACTGACATGATAGTGTACTTCACCTCTGCCTCGAACGGGTTCGTCAGCAGTACATTCGTAACCGCGCTGCCAAGTGCCGAGTTGGCAGTTACTGTAGGTGACGTGACCTGCAGAACTCCGTTGATGTAAGTCTGGCCGAACACCGACCAGCCCGAAGTGAGCCCGGTGACGCTGAACTCCGACAGAATGTCTT